GTTATCTCGAGCTATATGTGCGAGCTTTGGAGTATGCGTCTACTGAAGATAAGTCGACGAATCTCCAGGCCCTGCCTGAAGCTCTGAAGGTACGAGTAATCTCGAAGGGACCTGCAGTCACTTACTTTGTTTTGACTGCCCTTCAGAAGTTCCTCCATGGTCAGATGCGAAGACACCGCACTTTTCGTTTCATTGGTGAAACGGTCAGTGCAGACAGAATACAGGAAGTTATGGGTCGCTTGAAGCCTGGCGAGTTATTCCACTCAATAGACTATAGCGACGCAACAAATGAACTACATTCCTGGACAGCGGATATTCTGGCACCTATGGTGGCAGAACGCATTGGATTAAGTGATCTGGAGTTAAAACTTTTGAAGTCTTCTCTCACTGGTCACCGTATCAATGCTACGCTGGACAAGGGTTCTCCGTTAGGAGATGTAAATGGTTCACCTCTTCTTGGTAATCTGTTTGACAGTGTTGATGAGAAGGTTCATTCCATGCCCCAGCTTGCTGGTCAGCTTATGGGATCGATTACTTCTTTCATCTTCCTCTGTTTGGTGAATGCGGTCGTTTGTAAAGCCGCGTACCAGTATTCTCGTGTGAGAGTGCAGCCTCTTCGGGACTTACCGTTGCTTATTAATGGCGACGATGGTCTCCTTAGAGGTTCCCCTTACTTACGGGATGTCTGGTCTTCAATATCTGCCATGTGTGGTCTAAAGGCTTCTATTGGCAAGGTCTATTCTTCACCTCTCTATCTTAATATTAACTCCACTTCTTATCTGTTTTATACAGATGGTTGGGAGGGTTATATTGATATGAGAGGTGGCACTGTTGTCCGTCGCATTAGGTATTATAGATTGATCTCCTATGTTAACATGGGTCTCCTTTATGGTTTAAGGAGATCCGGAGGTCTTTCTGGCGGCGACAACGTGGGAGATAAATACTCTTCCTTCGGCTCTCGTGTGACTACTTTAATCACAAGTTGTCCCGAGCGCCTGAGAAAGAATGTGTATGTTGAGTATGTTAACAAGAACTGGGAACAGCTTCAAAAGATTTCCTCGAAGCGTATTCCCTGGTTCCTTCCAGAGTCAATAGGTGGTCTAGGTTTACCAATCGTACCTGGACTTCAACTGAAGAAACATCTGTTTGCACAGCCTTCAGATCTTGATCTTCGTTTAGCGAGGAAGATAGTCGACCATCCTGACGTCTTTCCGCTTCCACGTCCTGCGGACGAATCGAAGATCTCGACCTGGAAGTATGTTACAGATCGTATGAAGGATTTTCCCTTATCTATGATGAGCATGTCTTCACTTGAACGTGGTGCGGGTGAGAGTATACAAAGTTTGGAACACTTATTAGCGATCGAATCGCTCTTTCGTGTTCCTCTTGTTTCTCTCGCTCTTTCCACGTTCATGTTTGATGAACATGGCAACGTAGATATTCCTTCCCTCTGGAAGTGGATAAAGGATAATGGTGGTTCGGTCCGACCTGAACTTATGGACGTTTATCGAAAAGAACTTGAGAAGTTCACGAATGCTCGTGATTCTCGTATGGCTATACTCGAATTCTCGAGAGAAGCTTTTCTTAATCGATTACGTTCTGTCTGGTCGCGAGCGCTCCACGATAAACTCATTCCACTTCCGGAACCCTACTCAATCTCCAACCTTCCGAAGAGACAAGGTAGTGTCAGTGATTTAAATCATGCTTTTGTCAGCATGATGACACTTTCCTTTTCTGCGTTGTCGAGTGAAAACTCAACCTTGGAGGGTCTGTCTGGATATCCTCGAAGTACCGGTTTTGGTGCGAATCCCACTACGGTGGTGAAGCAGTATTCCCACGGGTCCGACATCGGAAGCGATGCGGCTGCTAGCACGGTCCTCATTGAGTAATCGATGAGACAGAAAAGAAACTGTGGTTAGTTCTTCTGGCATTTGCCATTAGATATTCTACCTAGCCATAACGGTAAAATGATCCTTTGGCCATTTTACGAAAATGCTTTGCACTTTCGACATCTCGCCTTTCTGACGGTAAGACGTGAGGGATAACAGATCGCACATGATCTAGAGTTATTCCTCGCTATCTTCACTCGAAGATCGTAGGAGATGTGGGTGGATTGCCTCTTTTTGTACTCTGGTTAGTACTAGGCTGGTATCCTAGGATCAG